TGGGCAGATGACCTCATAGAAGAACTTATACGGTTTCCCAATGCAGCGCATGATGACCAAGTGGATGCTCTAACAATGGCAGTACACTACATGAAGGACTCATGGCATCTTACACATCCTGATGATCCAGAGTATGATGATGAGCCTACTTATAAACCAGCTACTTACTGGAATGTATGATTTGGGAAAACTAATAAAGTGTGCTATAATAATAGGATGATTGATTTAGAAAAAAAAGTAGAAGAACTTAATTACAGACTAAATGCTGTTATAGGTTTCTTACATAAAGAAAAAGATACAGGAGTATTGTTTTCTCCTGCATATATTAAAGATGATTTAGGAAGAGAATACACTGATGATCTAACTGGTTTTATGTTATGGTATTTAAATTCATGTTCTAATAAGTTTCAAGTTCCTTTTGAAAATCCTATTCTTTTTGTTGGTGATCACACATCTTGTACGTTATTTAGAAAAGGAGCTTATCAAGTTGAGCTAGTTATTGTACAGCCCAACAGCATTACACATGCACATAGCCATCCTGATGTTGATAACTATCTTGTTTATCTTACCGGATCAACTCTTATGTATCAAGGAAAAACAATTCTTGGAAAAGAACAAGGACACGAAACAGAAAAAAATGGCAAGGCTTTTGCCTACATGAATAAGATAAGACTGAAACCAAACGATGTACATGGAGCGGAAGCTGGTCCAAGAGGAAGTTCTTTTCTTTCTATACAAAAATGGTTAAGTGGCACTGCCGGACAATCAATAGGAAATAACTGGAATGGAAAACCCTTGGCAGAGGATCATAAAACAAAATTAGATGTATGAGCGACTTAGAAAAAATACTATACATATTAAATTTAAGTAGTTTGCATTCTACTTATAGAGTTTCAGATTTAGTTAGATTAATACTACCGCCTTTAAAATTAAAACAATATTTGTTATTAACAGAACATGATCAATTATTTTTTGCAACATGGGCCTTTATGTCTCAGGAAGCATCAGATTCATTTGAGAATGGTACAAGAAAATTAGAAGAAAAAGATTGGAATAGTGGTTGTATACCGTGGATTATAGACATAGTTTCTCCACTAGGTAATACTGCTAAAGGAATAAAAGAATTAAAAAAGATTCCAAAGCTGTTAGGGGTAAAGGGGGAAATAAAATTCCACCGTTCTAAAGAGGGGAAAAGGAAACTACATCATGTTACATGGTTATAAAAAAACAAAAACCACACTTTGGGATAATCTAGAATTTCTGGGAATGAATCCCTATGAGCAGAAACGATATTGTTTTGCAGGTGATGGCCCTGATGGTGGTGATGCAGGTGACGCTGGCGACAGCAGTGCTGATGATGCAGACTCTATGGATTCAGGAACAGGACCGGGAAATGATGGATTAAGTGGTGGTCCTAGTGGTGGTCCTAGTGGTGGTCCTAGTGGTGGTGGCATAGATGTTGATGCTACTTTTGATGGTTTTACTGATTTTGATACCAGCTTTGGTATGGGTGTTGACATTGGTAGTGCCTTTGGTGGTGCTTACGGTTATGGCGGTGTAGACGAAGGACAGCCTTCAAATATAGACAGTTTTGTAGATCAAGGCACCCGTGAAGGTTTTTCTATTGCTGGTGTTCCCGGTATAGATGCTACTGAAGCAAGAGATGCTATAAATGCTGCAATGGCAGAAGGTCGCATTGGATATAATCAAGCAGTTGATCTAGGCTTTACTGATCTTATAGATCAAGCTGAAAAAGATTTTGATCTTGCTACTGCTATTGGTATTGAAAATAAGTATGGTCTTGAACGAGGACAAGTAACTCCCGGCTTTGGTTCTTTTTCTTATCAGGGTCCAAACGCAACAGCAGCCGCTATGAGTGAAATAGGTAGTTCAGCTAAAAGTTTAGCAACATCTTACTATGATATGTTGAATGAAATGCCTAGTCTTACAGGCACAGTTTTTGGTATGTTAGGATTTCCAGGAGTACCGGGAAGCACAATTGGATTAGGGATTAGAGATGCTTTTGGATTAAACCCAGTAAGTGAAGTTGGTAAAAGTATTAGTGATGCAACAGAAGCACTAGGATTATCTTCGATTCCTTCTAGTATAGATGAAGCAGCTTTAGGTTTTGCACAGGCCGCAGCCGAAGAAGCAACCGGCCTTGATTTAAGTGCATCAGCTATTGCTGAAGGTCTTTTTGATTCTGTATTTGGTACAGAAGAAGAAGAAGAAAATGCATTTACAGGTTTTGAAACAACTGATGTAGGATTATCATCTAATCTAGGATCACCCTCTGCTAGCGTTGCTGACATTGGTTCTCAGGCTGAAAGTCCAGAAGAAAGTATAGACCCCGGTGGTGACGAATTCATTCCACGACCTCAATCTACACCTATTCCTTCTCCCCCTCAAATAGCTTCACTACCTGCACAAAATATTTTCAGAGAACCTGTAACCAGAACAGCAGCGGCAGATACATTTAGTATTCTTTCAAGAATATATGGACCTGAAGTAGCAAGACAACTCGCACCCAATAGGACAGTATAATGGCAACAGAACGAAATCCCTTTGATCGTATACCCGAACAAGAAACAAATGTTGTTCCCTTGACGGCTGAATTAGAAGAAATGAATGCTACCTTTGAGGTTGATGATGATGGTAGTGTTACTGTTGATTTTTCTGATAATGTAGAAATGGAAGCTGCTGAAGATATTGCTGAGTGGTATGGCAATATGACAGAAGATATGGATGAGGATGATCTTGCTGATATTGCAGCGACTGTAATTGAAAACTTTGAGGCTGATAAAGATTCCCGTGCTGAGTGGGAGTCTATGTTTGAGCGTGGATTTGATCTTCTAGGTCTAAAGCTTGAACAGGGTACAGAACCCTTTGATGGTGCATGTACTGCTGTACATCCTCTTCTTATTGAGTCTGCTGTTAAGTTTCAATCAAAAGCTTCTGGTGAATTGTTTCCTGCTAATGGTCCTATAAAAACTAGGATACTTGGTAAGTCTACTCCAGAAAAAGAATTGCAAGCTAACAGAGTTCAGAACTTTATGAACTATCAGGTAACAGAACAGATGCCTGAATACTTTGATGAGTTTGAAAGAATGTTGTTCCACCTACCCTTGATTGGTTCCGCATTTAAAAAGCTTTACTATGATGCCACAGTTAAGCGTCCCAAGTCAGAATTTATTCCTATTGATCAGTTCTATGTTTCATACTATGCAACTGATCTTTCAAATGCAGATCGTTATACACATGTTATCTATCGTAGTCCTGTTGAAATACAAAGAGATATCAGGGCTGGTGTATATGAAGATGTAGAACTTAGTTCTCCCTCATCAGATGTAGGAACATCTTTCAGTGAAAAGATGGATACCATTATTGGTTTGTCTCCTACATCAAGTCACGATCCACAGTATGTTCTTCTGGAGCAACACTGTTATCTTAATATTGAAGATGAAGACGAAGCCTGTCCGTATATTGTAACTGTTGAACAACAGTCCAGACAGGTACTGAGTATTCGTAGAAACTATAAACAAGATGATCCAAACAAAGAAAAAGTAAATCACTTTGTTCATTATAGGTTTGTACCGGGTTTTGGTTTCTATGGTCTTGGTCTTATACACTTCCTTGGTAATTTGACTATGAGTGCTACTGCGGCAATGCGTTCGCTAATAGATGCAGGGCAGTTTGCAAATCTACCGGGAGGATTTAAGGCTAAAGGAGTGAGGATGGTTGGCGACAACTCTCCTATCGCTCCCGGCGAGTTCAAGGAGGTTGAGGCAACTGGTGTAGATTTGTCAAAGGCTATTATTCCCCTTCCCTACAAAGAGCCTTCCTCTACTCTATTCCAGATGTTAAACTTCGTAGCTACTGCTGGTCAGAAGTTTGCGGACAGCACGGAGCAGGTTATCTCCGATGCTGCCTCCTATGGACCCGTTGGAACTACTATGGCTTTGCTTGAGGCAAGTAGCAAGTTCTTTACAGCAATTCATAAAAGAGTACATAAATCTCAAAAGGATGAGTTTCGTATTCTTGCTCGTATTGACTATGAATATCTTCCACAGGAATATCCTTATGATGTGCCATATGAAGATCGTAGTATTTTTAGACAGGACTTTGATGGACGTATAGATATTATTCCAGTATCTGATCCTAACATTCCCAGTAACGCACATCGTATGATGATGGCAAATATGGCGCTACAGATGGCACAGCAGTCACCGCCGGGAATGTTTAATCTTGAAGCTCTGAATAGAACCATTCTTAATGCAGCTAATATGCCTAATGCAGATGAGATACTTCCACCAAAGATTGAACCTAAACCAATGGACCCTGTGTCTGATATTAT